GACCCGGAATTATGACAACAATCCCCTGTACGGCGATGACAGGATCGTGGACAGCGACAACGGGCTGAACAGCCTGACGATCAGCTTTGAGTCTACCGGCCTGAGCGACGCGGACCGTAAGGTTGTCCTGGGCGAGGAAGACTATGGTACTTCCGGCGTCAGCGGTCAGTGGGTCAGCGACAATGAAACGCCCTGGGGCGGTTTCGGCTATATCCGCAAGATGAGGGAAAACGGCGTGAGGAAGTTTGAAGCGTGGTTCACGCTGAAAATCAAGTTCCAGGAAGAGAGCCAGGCCACGAACACGAAGGAAGGTTCCATAAGCTGGGGAACTCCCACGCTGAACGGTACCGCCGCCTCACTGTATGTGGACAGCTCTGAAAAGGCTAGATTCCAGTTACACAAGACCTTCGCGGCTATTGCTGACGCGAAAGCCTGGCTGAATGCGCTGGCGAATATTTCTGCGACTTAACGAAAAAGGGGGCCGGATTGTTTCGATAATTCGGCTCCCTATTTTTGACATAAGAAGGAAGGAAGAACAATGGAAGGAAGCAAACTGCCGACGCTGAAGCTCGGCGGGCGGGATATCCCGCTTTTTTACTCCACTTATGAGGCAATCGCAATCCAGAAGGATATCGGCTGCACGGTGTACCAGCTGAACGATGAAGTATTTGGGATCTACCAGGAGGATGAGGATGATCCTACGTCAATGCGTTTTGGCATTATCGAAGACCCTGAAAAGCAGATTAAACTTGGCAAGCTGATCAGGATCCTGGGCAACGCCGGTCTGGAAGAGGAAGGCAAAGAGCCGGATCTGACGGACAAGTGGGTGCTGCGGCATATTAAACCGGGGATGATTATGATCTACGTTGTGGCGATGGTGGGGATTATCTCCGCAGGGAACAACGTGGAACGGCTAACTCCGAAAGAGGAAGAGGGCCCGGTGGATGAGGTGCTGGAGGAACAGCAATCAAAAAAGCGGCGAGGGAACTGACATACCTGCGGTTAGTTTCCTATGGATTGATTGCAGGACTGCAAAGGAAAGAAATTGACCGGATGAAGCCGGGTGATATCGTCACCCTGTATATGTACCGGCGGAGATATGACCAGGAAACAGCGATAAGGATGTGAGCATATGGCGTCGTCAACTGTAAAACTCGCTGCTGATATCAGCAGTTTCAAGTCTGAAATATCAGCAGGTCAGAATGTTCTGCGGGGCCTTAAAGCTGAATTGAAAGCGACAGATGCGGAGTTCAAGGCGACAGGAAACGCAGAACAGAAGCTGGCGAGCCAAACAAAAACGCTTAACAGCCAGTTTGAGATTCAGCGCGGAATTGCTGATCAGGCCCGGCAAGCGCTTGAAAAAATGGCGAATTCCGGAGTCAAGGAAACAGATGCGGCATATCAGCAGATGTATGCCACGATGATGAACGCGACTGCCGGCATGAATGAAGCACAGGCCGCGCTGAATGCGTTGAATGTCGGTGCAGAACAAGCTGCTACAGGCGCCAATGATCTGACCAAAGGCTTGAACGGCATCAGCAAGAAGATCAGCCTTGACCAGGTGATTAGTGGGATTGACAAGATCACTGACGGGCTTGAGAATGCCGCTAAGAAAGCCATTAAACTTGGCGAGGATCTATGGAACACAATCATGGACAGCGCCAGACGGGCGGACGATACCGCGACGATGGCGGAGATGTACGGGATTGATCTGGACACGTTCATGAGGATGCAGAAGCTGGTTGCCGGCGGCATGGATACTTCTGTTGATGCGATGCTTAGTAGCCAGGACAGGCTGAAAAAGGGCGTCGGCAAGGGATCCAAAGAGGTTATGGAGTACCTGCAGGAGTTGCACGTCGGAATACGTGAAGGCATCCTGGAAGACTGGACCAGCTGGAAGCAGAAAGACCCGGAAAAGCTGTTCTGGGAAGCTGGCCAGGCGCTGATGAACATGAGCGACGCCTATGACAAGGAAGCCGCCGCCCAGGCGCTTTTCGGCAAGAGCTGGAAAGAGCTTGTGCCACTGTTCAATAGTTACAAGTCTCTGGAAGAATACAACAAAGCACTTGAAGAACAGACTGTTAACACAGAGGAAACAGTCCGTGATCTGGCAGCACTGAACGATGCTGTCGGGGATCTTGAAGGCAGCTGGACCACATTTAAGGATGAGCTGATTGGAGCAATTGCTCCGGCACTTACTTCCGGTGCGGATGCTATCAGCGGATTGCTGGACAGTCTGACAAAATATCTTCAGAGCGAAAACGGCCAAAAAATGTTGGAAGACCTTGGGACAGCTGTCAGCGGCCTGTTTGATGACCTGGGCAAGATCGATCCTGACAAGGTTGTCGAAGGTTTTACTGGCGTGTTTACCAAGGTTGTTGACGGCGTTCAGTGGCTGTCTGAACACTGGGGAGACGCTGTTACTGCGCTTGAAGGAATCGTGGCAGGTTGGGGCCTGCTGAAGCTGACCGGTGGGATTCTTGACATAGTAAAGATTGTGAGCGGTTTACAGGGAATTTCGTCAGGATCAGCTGAGGCAGCCGGTGCTGCTGCGGGTGCCAGCTGGGGGTCAGGATTCGCTGCGGCTGTGCTGAAGGCCGCGCCGTGGCTTGCTGCATTGTATACGCTGTTGAACCCGTCAGATACAGCCGGCGATGATTGGGATTCTATGTTCAGCAACGGGAAAGTGACGTCTGCCGGATGGGATTTCTGGAACAAGAACCCGGAAGAATGGCAGAAGAGGCTTGATGTTGTAGGCAACAGATATGGAGATCTTGCATCAATCCTTAATAATCCGGATGCATTGAACATTATCGGCAATGTGACGATTGATGATGAAGAAATGCTCAAGCAGCTGGGGGAAAAGCTGTCACTTGAGCCGATACCTATTGAAGGAAAGGTAGAAGTTCCGGAAGGAACGGCGGAAGATGTTTCAAAACAGGTCGGTGTTCTTACACTCTTTGCAAATGTTGTTGTCCAAGCCGTGGAAGGAATGAATGAAACGCCAACGACTCAGCATGTAAGGAAACGCCCGCCGACACTGCCTGAACGCGAACATGCAAACGGAATTTGGTACGTTCCTTATGATGGGTACTTGGCAGAACTCCACCGCGGTGAGCGCGTTATGCCCGCCAGAGAAGTACAGAGCCGGAGTTATAACAGCAACCTGTATGTGGAAAGCATGATCATGAACAACGGCACGGACGCCGCCGGGCTGGCCTCTGCAATGGCGGCAGCTCAACAGCGGCAAATGAGCGGTTTCGGGAGCTGAGAACATGGGAAAAAGCTTTTTTATCTGGAACGATATTGACTGCCGGAGCATGGGCGTCACCCTGGCGGGGCCGGTGCCGATCGTGCGGCCCGAGGAACGTGTGAAGCATGTCGAGATTCCCGGCAGATCCGGCGACCTGACGCAGACTGAAGGGGATGATATTTACAACTCCTACATTCAGACTGCGACCATCCAGGTCAAGGGCGGATACCGGGTGCGGGACGTGTATAAGTGGCTGCGGGGCTCCGGATATGTGACCTTCAGCGGGGAGCCGGACAGGAAGCAGCCGGCGAGGATCATCGGGGCGATCACCCTGGATAAACACAGCCATAATATGGATATCTGGACCGGTGAAGTGCAGTTCTATTGTCAGCCACTAAAGGAAAAGATGATCAGTGAAACGGTCGAGATCACCAGCAGCGGGTCCACGGTTGTGAACAGCGGGGACGTGATTAGCAAGCCATCATTGAAGGTCACGGCAAGCAGCTCATCGATCATGTTGTCAACAGGGAAAGATACCATCATCGTGACAGGCCTGACAAGCGGGAGCAAATACATCATTGACAGCGATATCATGGAAGTCACGGACATGGAAGGAAACCCGCTGACGAAGAATGCAACGGGGACTTTCCTTGTACTGCTTCCAGGCGAGAACATCATCACCGGGAGCGGATGGTCAAAGGTTGTCATTTACAGAAGGGAGAGATTCCTGTGATTTCAGTTTACAACATGGGGGACAAATATGAACTGTCCGCTGAAATCCAGGTCAACTTCTTTCAGCTTGGGAACATTGATCTTCTGAACAGGCCGAAGGTGTCCGCGTCGAGCCTGGAAGATGCCGGATGGACAAACGCCGGCACAGGGCAGGTGACGTTATATACCACCACATACCAGGCCGGGGAGACAGGGATCACATGGGATCAGAATATTATTATTCATATCACGCCGATTAAGCCTGACGGGACCATTGTTGGCCCTGATGATCTTGACGATTATGTTGACGGCCTGCTGGAAGAAAGCACGATTGCAGATGTGCTGACGGCGGATTACTCCGGGGACAAGCTGGTTATCTGGATCCAGCCAGTCCAAGGCAGTTGGGAAAGCGGGCAGGAGTACGGAGCGCTGTATGATGACCTGCTGCACAGGCTCCAGGATGTTTATTATAAGCATAATTATAATGAATTCCCGACAGAGGCTGAGCTGAAAGAATTCAATCCGGAAATCAGTGTATTCCCTTCCTTTGATGGGATCGGCAATGCTGTTCTGATTCCGACATCCTGCAAGATCCGGAACGTGGCTGCCGGCAATTATGACCTGTCAATGGATCATCCTATTGATCCTGACGGGAAATGGGCACATTTGCAACCGGAGGCTATCATCAAGGCGCCGATTCCTGCGGAGCTGATCGAGAATGCGTATGCAGGCCTTGACGTGGACGTTTACAAAACGACATCACAAGCAGCGCTGCGGGAAGGACCGTCAGAGCCTTCTCCGATTTCCTATACTGCATGGGTATCCGGTACAAGCTATGCGGTCGGATCGAAGGTCACAAGTTCCGGCAAAAACTATCAATTAAATGAGGCATTGACTGGGAACGAGATCTACCAGAACCCCGGAAGCAGCCGGAAGTGGAGAGAGATCGCGAACAGAACAGCCGGATCGCCGGTATTGATTCAGTTGAAGAAAGGCCAGGATCTGTACTATGTTTCCGGGCCGGATAGCGGCTGGTATAAGATGTCTACACCTTACGGCCTCGAAGGATATATCAAGGCGTCACAGGTTGTGTACGACCGGCATTTATCCCCGTCACAGACAAAGGACAGAATTGTCACGGATCAGCTTTTCAGGATAAAAAAAGTCACTGTCAATACAAAGCAGATGACCGTCAGCGTCAACGCGGAACACGTCAGTTACGACCTGAACGGCGTGCTGATTGACAATGTAAACATTGTGCGGAAGAGTCCGGCCCAGGCCATTGCCATGATCGAGGATGCTTTCATGATCCCATACCAGGGGACGATTGCATCCAACATTACGGACACCACAGATAAATCCTATACAGCGGAGATCTCCGGCAGGAACGGGACCTTTGCTCTGTTAGATCCTGATAAGGGCGTTGTAGCTCAGTTTGAAGCAGCGTACCGGCGGGATAACTGGGATCTGTTTGTGATGGAGAAAAACGCCACAGATCAGGGCTTCCGGATCACGTATGGGAACAATATGCTGGGCGTGAACTGGAATATCAACAGGGATCAGCTGATCACCCGGATTGTCCCTGTGGCAAAGGACGAAAACGGTGATTCTCTGTATGTCAGCGATACCGTCAAATGGATTGACAGCGATCGTATCAATGATTATCCGGTGGTCCGTATGGAGAGGCTGAAGGTTGACGGCCAGGTCGGAAAGGATGACGGCACCGAAACAGATACCAACTGGACAACTGAAACGCTGCGAGCGGAAATGACCAAACGTGCAAACGCCCGTTTCAGCGTGGATAAAGTCGATCAGTTGAAGCATGAAATCACGATTGATTTTGTCCGGCTGGGAGATACAGCTGAATACCAGCAGTTCAAAGATCTGCAAAACGTCCGGCTGTATGACACTGTGATTGCCATTGATCCGCGGGTAGATCTGAGCGTCAGCGTGCAGGTGACGGAAATCGAGTTTGACGCCGTCAATGAGCGCGTGACGGCCATGAAACTGTCGAACATTGAAGGATATAATCTTCGGAACACAGCCGGGTTCAATGTGCTGAACAACTCAATAACGTCTGACAAGCTGACGGACGATGTGTCAGATTCAATCATTGAGAATGTGTCTGATGAAGCGAATGATTATACCGACAGCAAGGTCAGCGAAGCGTCACAGTCAATCAGGACATGGGTAACTAATAACTTCCAACCGATAGCAACAACATAACGGAGGCGGAAAACAATGGCCATTTATAAAGAGGATATCATCGATATTGATCTGGGAACAGGCACGATTTCCCGCAGTTTCCAGAACAAGGCGCTGGGAGAAGGCGACAGTTCCGGGGACCGTTTCGGTGTTCACGTGTTGCGGAACGGTGCGGAGATTGATCTGACCGGCGTTTCTGTTGCCGGGTATTTCGTCCGGGCCAACGGGTCAACAGAGGTGATCAGCGGAAGCCGGAGCGGGAGTAAGTGTTGGGTGACACTTCCGCAGGCCTGTTATGTGTATGAAGGGAATTTCACCCTGGCGATTAAGCTGACCATCAGCGGGACAACAGTCACGGCGCGGATCGTTGACGGTACCATCGTCAATACAGTGCTTGGC